TATCGAGGAGAAGCACTGGAAACAGACTGTGACTATTACCTACACCAATGCTCAACCTTTCTGCCGCCTCTAACCTGCTCCAGCACCTCCCGATACGCGACTGGGAATCGGGTGCCCTGGTCGACTTTCGCTTCCGCACCAACCAAGCCCACGCGATAACCGAGATCAACGAGAAGCAGGTCCTCCAGGGACTACCCATCAGGGCCATAGTGTGTAAGAGCCGTAGAATGGGCAGCAGTAGCGTCTTTGCAGGCCTGGGCGTCACCCATTGCACCGAGCAGCCCAATGCCAGAGCTAAGCTAGTCGCTCAACTCGACGAGACTGCTGTGGACCTCTTCAATGTTCCCCTGACACTGATCACTGGCCTTGATACTATCGGATATCACATCCCGAAGCCCACCAAGGAGAAGATTACCTTCCCCCATCCTGATGGCGACTCGCAGATGACCATCTCCACAGCGAAGAATGTCATCGGTGGCAGGGGGATGTCCTTCAGCTTCCTGCTACTGTCAGAAGCAGCATATTACGTCTCCCTAGCTCCATTCACCTCTATGCTACCGGCTGTGGCCCCTCACCCGTCAACGGCCATCATCATCGAGTCGACAGCCAACGGTAAGGTGGGTATTGGTGAGCCCTTCTACCAACTGTGGTGTGAGGCTGTGGCTGGCCGCAATGAGTTCCTCCCGATATTCATGGGCTGGCTAGAGGACCGGTTATTCCGCCGCCCTGCTGAGGAGGCTGTCCGCGATTGTCCAGCCAATGACGATGAGAAGGACATTCTCCAGTATGTGGCCTGCCCCGGTTACTGTGGCCGCTGTGAGAAGTGTCACAAGGCCCTAGAATGTGTGGCCTGGCGACGATGGGCCCTTGTCAATGTGGTCCAAGGGGACATAGACCAGTTCCACCAGGAGTATCCTATCCATGCTGGTGAGGCCTTCATCACTCCTCACAATTCGGCGTTCACCCGTGAGGAGCAGCGCATTGCTAAGGTTCTTATCCGCGAGCCACTCTGCCGGGGTCGCCTAGAATTTGACCAATCACCAGCTAGGGTCGTCAGTAAGTCTGGAGTGGTGCTGGTCCCGGATCAGGCCAGCCCGCTACATATCTGGGCTACTCCAGTAGAAGGAGCTAGATACTATGTTGGAGCTGATGCAGCGAGGGGGGAAGATAATAAGGATTTCGCTAGTGCCTACGTCTGGCGAGGTGAAACTGGAGAAGGTGTCGCCCGATATAATTCTCGTATCAATCCCGAGTCCCTTGCTGAACTACTTAACTTTCTTGGGCTGTATTATAACCGCGCGATGGTTGCCGTCGAACTCACTGGAAATCTTGGTCTGTGGACCCAGAAAGTCCTACGAGATACCCATCGCTACCCTAACCTTTACCGCTGGAAGGGTAGAGATGACCGACAACCTCTCGGCTATGTTCAAAGAACGAGCATTGGCTGGGAGACTACCTCAAGAACTCGCAATATGCTTCTTGATGCCTTCAGAACAGCCATCAGATTTGGACGCTGCAAGCTCTACGACGACCAGCTTCTCGCTCAGATGCAGTCCGCCGAGATGATTGAGGGCAAGTGGACCGTCCGTGCTGGTCATGACGACATCCTCATGGCCGCTATGATCGGCTGGCTTATCGGCGAGCAGTGGCACACTGGCGGGCTAGCTCCCATGTCATCGAAGGTACTCGACACCGAAGATGCCGCTGACGACGTGAAGAAGGAAGCTAGCAGGCCTGACGACCTGGATGCCGATGACCTCAAGACCATCTATCGTGCTGACCCGGACGTACAAGGGGCTGTCCGTGCTCACTTCATGAAGGTCTGGAAGCAGACATATGGCAAGCGAGCCCCTGATGGGCGACTCTACACTGCTGCTACTAGAATGGACGGGATATGAACCCCCTCATCGACCCACAAGGTCAGCCGATAGCAGCCTACTTGCTGCGTATCCTCACCACCATGGTCAAGAAGGCTGGTGGCGAACTGAAGATCGACGCTCTGGACATGCTCGACTCCCTGGATGGTGAGGGCCTGGTCAGGCACTATGATCCGGTACAGAAGCAGCTTGTTATCCGTCTCGCACCTATTGGCTCAGAGGCTTACTTCTTGCGTGGAGGTGAAGTACGTCAGATATCAGCAAGGACCTATCAGAGTCAGTCCATACCACCTCAACAACCAACCCTGACGAGAGCATCCGAAAGCCCGCTCGACGAAATCGAGCAGCGCATCGAGCCCCCGATAGTGTCCCGGCAGCGCCAGTCGACAGTCCTATCGGACGAGCGCCTGTACGAACTGGAGCAGCAGCGGGAGAGGGAGCGTCTCAGTCGTCAGGCGGAGAGGATAGTCCTGGACTTCCCCGAGAACCCTCAAGCTCAACCTCGCCCGACACGCCCGACCAGCCCATCCCCTGGTCTGAGGACGAGATCAGAGCCCTTGCGGCGGGTGCAGCCGTCACAGCCAGCGGACAGTCCGGGGCTCCAGGAGCAGTTCTTAAAGCGCTGATGGAGCGATATGTCAACCTCAAGCGAGCTAGGGGAGCTAAGAAGGGCTGGCAACTCTGGGCCGAGGATGCTGCCCTAGCCGCCCATGTGATCTGCCCCGACATCATCCCCTATGATAATCTAATGAAGCTCATCATGGAGGTCGACACCACCATCCTGAAGGGTAATAGTGAGCAAGTCGGACGTACAGCCGAGCAAGCGCTACGCGAATTTCTCTCGGCTGGAACTGTAGGTGGAGAAATGCTTGACAACAGTGGGGTAGATGTGCCACACGTAGCCTAACCATGGCCCTCGTAATACGAACTGAGCGCAAGTCGCAGCCTGCCTACGACGCCGACCCCCGCGCCAAGGCCATCGACGAGCTACAGCGCATTGCTGGTGACCACCGGGATAAGTTCCTAGGCCAGAACTGGTTCCCCCAAGTGCGAGACTTCTACAACCTCGCCGGGGCCGGTCGCACCACCCCATCATTCCGCCCTAAGATCATGATCCCCCAGCTACAGGTCATGAACATCTCCGAAGCGACAGAGCTATCTGACTCCTCTCCCAAGGTCTACATATACAATCGTGAGGATGGCGGCGTTGATGAGGATCGCACTAGGGCCTTCGACGAGCAGTGGCGACGTGCCTGGGTCAACTACTACCTGCTTCATGGCCTGCTCTGGTCACAGCTATCATCCATTGGATTCATCCAGGTTGGATATGACCCCACAGCCAATTATGGTGAGGGTGAGGTCTGGGCTCATCATCGTGACCCTGAAACCGCCTATGTAGACCCTGGTGCCAACAATGACGACGACTGGCAGTTCCTTGTCCTCGAAGATCGTTACTATCCTGACCAGCAACTCGATTACTGGCCCGAAACTGGACAGGATATGGATGCTGAGCCGTATATGCCTGGAAGTTACCGTTCCCCCGAAGGCTTTGGCTTCCGGCTCCCAGAAGGTCCTATGTCAATTACTTCAGGACCAGTCGGGGGAGAAGTCCGTCATGGTGACGCGCGAAACCGCACCCGGACGATATTCCTCTCTGATCATACGATTGAAGTTACGAAGGATGAAGCCGGGGGAGATTCGGCTGCGACTGTCGAGAGAGGCTTCGGGGCACCCAGTGGTAGTGTTCGACGAATGCCCCGTTATCCTAACAAACGGATGGTGGTTGAGTCTAACGGCAGGATTCTGGCCGACGGCGATAATCCGAATCCCAAGAAACGCTTCCCCCTCATACCCATCTATGCCCTTCCACCCCTCACAGACTTCTACCCGCCTCCTCCCGGAAGATTTACTAAGGACCTTCAGGACCTGGCTGGACGGATGCTGACCCAGACCTACGAGAATGCCGTCAGACTGAATAACGGCGTATGGTTCATTCCTGAGGAGACCGGCATCACGGCTGAGGCCTTCGGAGGCCTGCCGGGTGAGGTACAGATCACGGCTCCCAACTCACGCCCCCCGGTGCAAATATGGCCTAATCAGATGCCCCAGCACATGGTCCAATTGCCACAATACCTGCTTGCCCTCCAGAAGGAGCTACAGGGCTTCACTCAGGCCAGGGAAGGTCAGCCAGGTGCTGGCAACATTTCTCCTGAGCTATTCGAGGCCTCCCTCTACCAGTCCAAGACCCTCACCCGCTGCCGGGAGAGACTGCTAGCTAGGTCTGTCCATCGTCTCGCCGAGCAGATATTCGACCTCATGGTGGTCAACTATCGCGGCAAGCGGGCCTTCCCGACTGTCAATGAGAAGTTCATGACCATTCCGTGGCTACCAATGGCTGACGACAATAAGCTGGGACTGTATGTGGACCCAACCTCACTGCTGCCTATCAGCCGCAGCGCCATGAGGCAGATGGCCTTACCACTTCGGGAAGCAGGCGCGCTCGATATTCAAAGTTTTTTGGAGTACTTAGAGGTACCAAACGCGGCAGAAGTAGCAACCAAGATGAACCGCGAAATGCAGATCGCTGCCTTAGCGAAGTCGAGGAAGCGATGAGTCGATGGGACGCTCAGAATAACTGGAAGAAACGCAACCGAGATAAGTATAGGGTCCTTTGCATGGACTGTAACTTCTCGCTTGGTGCTTGGGGCTATTGTCCTCACGAGATAGAACGTCAGCAGTCTGTATCCAATCAATTAACCCCTCATGCTACTGCTCAGGAGGTGATAGTCCAGTGACAGCCTCACACATTCTGCTCACTGGTGACTGGGTGAGTCCCAGGTACATAGCCCGACTCTGGAACCGCTCTACCCGCCAAGTAAGGCGCTGGTGCTGCAACAGTTACCTAGCTCATAGGGGCTGTGTAGTGTTCCAAGACCAGACTGGTCGGTGGTGGATTCGTCTCCCTGAGGACCCCTTGCAGCCTCCATCATCTCGCCGCCTCACGCGAGCCGATATGACCTCTATGCTACCTAATGTCCCTGCTGCATAGCCCACTATCATGTCACCTCGATAGCATCCCGGACTCGATTAACATCTCCCCCCTTGACAATACTACCCGAGTAGCATATCCCTGCCAGTGTGAAGGGTCTCGAAATAGGCATTGAGATACTGTCCTGGCCTGATGGAGCCGATTCATCCGGCTATAAGAACGTCCGTCTAGCTGTTGAGGGCAGACCTGTCAACTTCTCATTCCCAGTCGAGCACTTGCGAGGCTTCAGGACCGAGGCTGATCTGGGACAGTGGCTCTCTCGTGCTGCCCGCACCACCCTGGACTGGGACCGAGACCACCACAACGATGAGGCATTGGCACAAGCCCTGGTGGACTGATGTTCAACTCCGGGGAGCGATTTGAGCAGTTTCGAGGTTTGACACCTTCTGGAGGGACGAAGATGGCCGAGCGAAAAGGTTATACAGTCCATGAACCCAAGGAGGCCAAATCAGGCCCCAAGATTGGTCAACTGAAGCCCTCGCAGCACTTTGGCACCAGACATGCCGGTGGTGGGCGTCACGGGCGCAAATCGTCCCGGCACTAGACATCCTAGCAGCACCATAGCTCAAGGAGACTCGATATGGCCGATGACATGAAGCAGACAATGATCCACAACATGGAATCCCCTCTCAATGCTCAGAAGGACGCCCCTGAACATGGCCCCGCAGCCCCCAGTGGACTGCCGAACTGGCCCTCGAAGGACCCCCTCGGTATCATCCCAGATGGCGCTGGGGAATCTCATCCTGGACATCGCGGGAGAGGGTAATCAGGTAATCATCCAATGGCAGCCGGTCCCAGCCCTCTACAAGCTCTACTGCTCCAGCAGATGATGGCTAGAATTGCCTCTGGAGCCGGTGGTGGTGGAGCGCCAGGTGGTGGTGGACCTCCTGGACTGCCCGGTGCTGGTGGACCTGGACCCGGTGGCCCTGATCCTATGGCTGCTCCCGGCATGGAGGGTCAACCTGGTAACGGCGCTCCCGGTGGTGGAGGCGGCATGACTGTCTCTAGCCCTGCCGACCAGCAAGGTGATGCCCTATCGAAGGAACTATCGGTCATGAGGGTAGCTGACCCTGGCATGGTCGCCCGAGAGATTGATGTCATCAACCGTAAGATCAATGCCCTCATAGCTCACACTGGATCATCTCTCCCTGGAGTAGCACTTGGTCTCTCGAAGGCCATGGCAGGTGTGCAGCGTGCTCTCTCTGAGGCCAATAAGGCCCATCAGGCTATGGCAGTAGCAGGACCTCCACTCAATATCTCAGCACTACCTCCGGCTGCAATGGCAACCGGCTCTGGCACCCCAGGCTCCCCAGGCATGACTGCTGGCGGAGGACCTCAGGGACCTCCAGCATAAGGAGACTGACTCGTGGCCACTCTAAAGGACATTCTCGCTGACAAGTCCATCAAGGACGACGTAGTGTTTACTCTGGCTAGCGGGCAGACAACCACCATCGGCGAGTTACGGGCCTTATCCGCCGAGAATCAATCTGCCCTCTCAAAGCGTGAAACGGACCTAGCTGCCAAGGAGAAGGCCTTCCAGGAGCAGCTAAAGAACCTCCAGCTAGCTCAGGCCGAGACCGCACGACTGTACAAGGAAGTCATGGAGGGCAAGGCCAAGGGTGGTGATGAAGGTCGCAATAACCAGCCCGAGGACCCCTTTAAGGGCCTCAATGAGTCAGACCCTGTGATTGGTCCGCTGATCAAGGCCCACAGGTCTCAGCAAGCAGCCTTCGAGAAGTTGCAGCGGGATGTTCTGGCTCCCCTGGTCAACTCTCAGGCTCAGATGGCCCGCAGCTACCTCGAAGATCGCCTAGAGCAGATGTACATGGACCTCGTGCCCGAAGCTAAGCGCACCGAGATCACCTACGACGGTCTACTCAAGGCCGCTAATGATAACAAGTATGTCACCCGTGGCGGGATTCCCGACCTGCGCCGCGCCTACCGAGACCTCACAACCAAGCCCATGACCCAGGCCGACATCGATGCGGCTGTGAAGGCTGCCGAGGAACGTGGTCGTGAAGCTGGCCGCAAGGAAGCTGCTCCGAGACTGCCTCGGCCTAGCGCCAATACCGGCTCGGTTCGTCTGGAGTCTCCTGATGGATTCCGTCCCAAGGCTCTCACCTCAGTCTCAGCGGCCCTTGACGAAGCTCTGGCTGCTGCGGCCAAGGACGACTCGATCTGGAAGAGTGTCGACAATCTGGCTAACTAGCTATCTAGCCAACTAGGTTCTACTGGAGGATGTCGTGGAAGATAATCTCAAGTATCAGACTCGCATAATCTCGACGCGGGTTGTCATCGACATGGAGTCGATGCAGGTTGTCGAACGGGATAGCTATGAGTACACGGGTCCGGTTGACCTAGCTGCTGGCGTCGTGGGCATGGGCCTATCGAACCCGCCCACCCAGCTGGTCAATACACTCAACGCCATCACCCAGAAGTACATCATCCCCACCCTGGGTGACGTGACCTTCATTCCGTCGCCAGCATTCTGGGCCCTCACGCGAGAGGGGAAGAAGTTCGCGGGTGGTGAGATTGTCTACCCCGAGGTCACCCAGGAGGAGATGACTGGTGGTGCGTACTTCGGCGATCAATTGCTAGACACTGCCGTTGTGGACTCGGTAGTCCCTGCTAATCAACTGTGGCGCTTCTACCGCCAGTCGCTAGCCGTGCCCATCACTGACATCATCCTCAATCGCGGTGGGTCTGGTGGATTGGACCTGCTCAAGACCAAGTTCGAGATCGCCAGTGCCAGCTTCCTTCAGAAGCTCTGTAGGGCACTATGGGGCACTTCGCCGCAGAATACTTCCCTCGACATTGACAGCATTGCTAGCTGGGTGATCTCCACGACTAACACTATCGCAGGTATCAACCGTAACCTGGCTGCCAATGCCTACTGGAAGCCTCAAGCCAACGTAGCGCTAGGTGGCACTATCACCCCCACTCAGGTCGAGACGGGCTACCAGACAGGGGTATTCGGCTATGACGAGCCCGACACCCTGCTGATGACCAATGCCTGCTACGCTAGCTTCAAGAACAACTTCCTCGCTACTGCCTCAAACGCGGCAGGCATCATCCGGGCCGTGGACAACTTCCAGGACAAGCAGGCTGTCCAGGGTGGCATCCGGTATCACTTCCTGTTCAATAATGCGGTAGTGATACCTGATCGGTTCAACACTGCCAATAACGTCCACCTGCTGAACTCGAAGTATCTCTACCCGGTGTTCCATGAGGCTGACTACTTCACCGTGGACCCCTTCATCAAGCCCTCTAACCAGCGTGTACTGGTTAGCTCGATCTACCTGGCATGGCAATTGATCTGCCGTAGCCCCAGAATGCAAGTTGGCTTCACTGGAGCACCTGCTTAAGGAGATAACGATGCACAGAATGATGAACCTGTTTCAATCGCTTCTGTTCTCGGCGGGGCTTATTGGCATGGCCATCGTCAACTCAGTTAAGACCGTGCTTCAGTTTGGCAATCCGACTGAGTATGTGAACCTGCTTGCTCAGAACGTGCCCATCAACGCCACTACTACCTTCGCGCTCACTGGCTTTGTCAACTATGTGCGCTCGGGCAAGGTCAGATTCAAGGTCACTGCGGCCCCGGCCTCCTCGCAGATCACTGGTATCAAGATCACTGCGACCGATGGCACGACCACTGTGACCCTCTACCAGGACGCCACGGCCCGCACAGCCGCTGAGCTTGTAGACTTGCTGTTCTCGTTCATCAGCGAGCTTAACCTGACCACGGTAAACGTCCTTGTGACGCTGGCTAATGCTGGGTCGGCCATGACTGCTGACCTAGAGATCACTGGCAACCCCTGAGGCCTGCTGCGAGGGTACACGATGGCAGTCCCGGTCAGATCGACATTTGGAGGACATCTTCAGACACTAATGAAGGTGATCCTCAGCAACTGGAGTGTCAACCTATCCCTGTCGCAGTTCAATGGGATGATTGCCCACATCCAGCAGCAGATCGTGACTGACTCTGCGACTGTGATAGCCGATTGCACTAACGATCTGGCAGTATGGGTCGAGCCTCCTCAGACCCGTCATACTTAGTAGGAGAGGTCCATGGCAGTGGGAGCAGCATCACAATTCAGGCTGGACCTGATCGCAGCCGTCTCAGCCCGTCTATCTGCTCAAGGTCACAACCTTAATGGTAGCCAGCTTAGTGCTCTAGTTGACGATATCGAGACCACCATCAACACCGACTCAGCCTTCGCAATAGCGCAGTCGGCATCGGATATGGGGATATTCTCCGACCCCCCAGTGTCAGGGCAATAGGAGGGACAGTGACCGCTGATACTATAGTAACCAGCCCAGCGAAGAAGGTCGATTATCGCCCTGCCGTGAAGCGCCTCCTTGATCATCACTTCGAGGCTATGGGCATCCGTCCCACTGTTAGAGAGTTTGCAGATATCCAATCGTCCATCGTTCATCTGCTTGACACAGGCTCTCAGCATCCTGACATTACTGCCGCCGACGAGCGCATCAAGAAGGACCTTGAAGATCGAGCGAACGCGGGCAAGCCACGATAGAGGATAGCAGCTATGTCCGATGCCGATAAGCTGCTCCTCAAGCAGATTCTCCAATACAACTTCATGCTCATGGGGATAACCCCTGGCAATGTCGACGTAGGTAACCTTCTCACTGACCTGCAATACTTTATCGACAACCGGCAGTTACCAGTCCATATGATCGTAGCTGCCGAGTCAATCAAGCAGGAACAGGATTGGCTTCATGGGCAGCGCTTGGAAGTTCTCCAGAAGCGCATCTACCAGGCTCAGGCAGATTATGACGCAGAACTAAGACGCATGGGTCAGCCAGTATCGGGACCGGCAGCAGGACCAGTAGCGAGTTAAGGGAGATGAGACTTGCTCATAGGCGATGTCATTGTAGGCGCGAGAGAGTTATTCCCGGACCTGCCTAGAGGGCTGTCTCTATCGAGTAATATCTCCATCGCTGCTGCCCAGACTGCCATAGCCAGTACCCTTCCACCAGGACAGTACTACCTCATCTTCTGCTTCACCAACCAGTGGGGGCAGACCCTCGGCACTGCTGAATTTGGCCCCATCTCGGTAGATGCTGCTCACTCAATCCAGGTCACCGGGCCCCTCATCTCAGCCGTCCCTGGAGCTACTGCGGCCAATATCTACTTCGGCATCGGCCAAGGTGGTGAGAACCAGTTCGTCAGCGTCACAGCACTGCCTGTCACCATCTCAGCCCCTGGAGTCCCTGGCCTGCCGCCGACTCGCAATACCTCATTTTACCCTGATGCTGATGGGCAGCGCATCTCAGCCTTCACGCTCTATCGCTGGCTAAATACCGCACTAGAGCAAGCCTCTAAGATAGTTGGTGGTATCCCGGACATGACCGGCCTACCTACAGTCAACACCCAGGCCATGTATCAGGTCCCAGGGCTATGGACCAAGTTCGATCATGGCTGGTGGGACGGCTACATTATCGCTCTGGGTGGGCGCGATACCTTGTTCTATCGCAATGTGGTGCCAGGGGTTGTGCGTATAGGCGTCCTTCAGCAGTCAGCAGATCGCATAATCGTCGAGCTTCAGCCTCAGCCCAATAGGTCAGGAGCGGTTACAACCCTGGCTAATCCTGCTGCTGCGACTGATACCACCCTGACCTTGACCGACGTGTCAGGCTTCAAGCTACCATTCGGGATGCTGCTACTGGGGTCCATTAGCGGGGCCTATGAGGTAGTAGCGTTCTCCACGATCTCAGCGTCAGTCTTAGGTGGAGTGCAGCGAGGTCTGGGTGGGACTGTCCCGCAATCCTGGCTAGCTGGTGCTGCTGCCTCGGAGTCCAATCTCAGGCTAGCTGGTTTGCGAGTATTCAATAATCCCACCTATCAGGTGGGCATGGCTGCCCTCAATCTGCCCATCCCGGCTGGCTGGCGAGACCCTATAATCGACTACCTAGTAGGCAGATTCCGCGAGGCCACTAATAATCTCCAGGAATATCGGGCCAAGATGCAGTCGTTCGAGAAGGCACTGCGGGATAATGCTCGTGGCAATAAGCTCGTAGCCGGTCCTCGTCAGGTAGGGACTCCTGGCTCTGGTGGAATGGATACGTGGCCCTCAGCAGATCACACCTTTGGCATAATCGTCTCCTGAGGCCCCTATGCCCCCAGTCACACAGCGCACATTCATCAAGGGCCTAGATGCCAGCACATCCAAATACGATCAGCCAAGGGGCTCGCTACCCCGGCTGAGCAACTTTCTCTTCACACGCCGGGGCAGCCTACTTGCCTGTGATGGCTCTAGGGTGATAGGTAGTGCCAATCAACTTAATGCTGCTCCGATACCCAGCAATGGTAATGGGCCGATAGTAGCCATCCAGCAGTTCTTCAAGCCCTCTAACCAAGCCTTGGACCAAGCCATTCTCTACCTCCAAATGCCCAAGCCAGATCACAGCCAAGCCCTGCTTGATCCAACTGGGACTGCTCTAGTCCAAGGTGGTGGCGGGGCCATGCTCAATGGGTCATATGACTATTACATTCAGACCCTAGACGCAGCTTCAGATGTGGGCAGGCACTCGTCTGGTGCCAGTGGCCCGTTTACGATAGTCGTTGCTGGTGGTGGCGGGGTAGCGTCAGTCCAGTTGACCTGGAATGTTGTAGCCGGGGCTGGGGGATACGCTGTCTACCGAGGACCAACTGGAGGGGGGCTAGGTGCTACAAGTCTCATAGCCATTGTCGTGCAGCCGGATTATCAGCAATCCGGCGGGGTGGTCCTAGGTGGCGCTACAGCCACATTCACCGATATCGGCAACAGTCTGTCAGTCAATCAGAGCGTGGTGCTATTGTCGACCTCAGTAGGGCCCCTGAGGCTGATGATAATGACGGTATTCACCCAGGCTGGTGATGGCCCAGTATACAACGCTCCTACGCTGCTAGGGCTATTTCCCAAGATAGTCACTGGCAACATCATCGGCCTAGGCCCCAATGGAGACTATGGCTTCCACAGCAATAACAGTAGCGGAGGTCTCCCTGGCACTAGCCAGCCCTCACCAATGATGCTTGAGTTTGCCGGGTCTATTGTCATAGCCCTAGGTAGCGGTGTGAGGCCACAATACACCGATGGCACTACGGTATTCCCTCTCACGAACACCTTCACAGCACAGTACATCAATTGGCAGGCCTCTACTACATACCTAGTTAATGATCAGATTCAAGCTACAGTCTCGGGGACTGCCTACCTGTTCACCTGTAAGCAGCAAGGGCAATCTCAGACTCCAGGGCCACCAGCCTTCTCAGCTACTCTAGGTCAGATCACCATTGACGGACAGGTTGTCTGGGTCAATAGTGGGCCTGTAACCACCTCTCCAGCCCCTCGTGGTGGGGCACATCTCGCCAATCATGCTGGGTCACTGTGGATATTCAACACCAATCCAGTCGACACTGCTGACCTACTCGATGGCCCCACTGCCATAAGGATGTCTGACATCAACAACCTATCATCATGGAATCCACTCAACATGGGCTTTATTGCCAAGGATGACGGTAGCGATGGGATGTCCATGGCCTCCTTCACGATTGCCGAGCTAGGGATCGCACCACTAGGCTCGCTGATTGTCAACAAGGACTTCTCTACCTACCAGATTGTGGGGGTATTTGGTAGCCCTAATTTCGCCATCCAGCAGATGCAGACTGACATGGGAAACTTCGCCCCCAGGAGTGCTCGCTTCATCCCTGGATTTGGCATCATCAGACTCACACATCTGGGATTCGCGGTTATCGACGGAGTGCGCGACCGTCTCATCAGCGAGCAGATCAGACCCTACCTGTTTGGCAGCCCTTCTACTGGGTCACCGGGATTCCCAGCCATCAATGGCGTGTTCTGGCCCAGTGTGGCCTTCGCGCGGGGGGAGTTGATCAGCAACCCGCCTATGTACGTGTGTGCGGTACCGGTAGCACCTCAGCCTGCTGACAACTTCCTCACACGCCTATTCTGCTTCGACCTGGTGCTGCGGGCCTGGACAGTGATAGACCTGCCCAATACATTCGTCAATGGAGTCTCACCGACATCCTACATCAATTCCATCTACCAGCTTAGGTCGTCAGAAGCCCTCCCGCTGACAGTGGTAGGTGGCTATGACGACGGGGCGATAAAGACCCTCCAGAACGGTGATGCCCAGTGGGGGGCAGTCCAGACCAATAAGGCCCCGCTGACACTCATCCCGGTAGCCTGGGCAGTCTCAACCCCTGAGGTTTATAACTCCCAGGACACTCTAGCCCCAATTCATGCTGGACAATTGTTCATCAAGGGTGTTAATCTCGACGGCCAGCCGATCAAGGTCACAGTCAACTTGCAGACTGAGGCTGGGTGGATAGCGGACACACGGGTCTATGCTATCGGTGCTGGAGAGTTCGAGCTTGTAGTGGGCATCAACGAGGAAGTGATGAGCGCTAATGCCCTCATATCTGGGACTGGCCGGGTCGAGCTGGAGTCCTTCGTGTGGGACGTGGCCCCGTTGCCTAGTATGGTGCCGTATAGGATCACATGATCACAGCCACTGCTGAAGCTCGTACCTTGAGAACTGGGGAGATATTGCCCACGAGCCTCAATACTGGCTTTGACAGTGTGAGTCAGATTGACCCTGCTTGGATATGGGTGATTGATGGCGAGAGGGGCATCGAATCGGCCCTGGTTGCTGCACCGGCTCATGGCCTAGTGGTCCTGTTGAGGGTGGCAGCATTCCCTTGGGCCAAGCCAGCTAATCTTGTGAAGCTGCTCAGGCGGGTGATGCATGACTGTCATGATCGCGGATATGGTACCTATATGGTCAATGTCGACACTAACGACCATAATGCTGCTGCTCTGATCAGGATTATCACTAGGGCAGGCGGGCGCATTTTTGCTCAGACGACGGTATTTGGTGGCAGCACAAACATTGGGAGCCTATAATGCCTCAGATCATCCCAATACTGACTTCCATTGGAAGTTGGCTGGCTGCTAATTCTGGGGCTATTGCTGCTGGGTCGGCTATTGCTGGGGCTGGGACCACAATCGGATCGACTATTGCTAATGCGGTCTCGGGGTCATCTGACCAATCCGGGCAGCCTGGGCAAGGTCAGAACGCCCCAGCGGCCACACCTACTCCTCCTGACCCTTCTCAGGCGGCTGGGGTGGAGTCGGCCAACCGGGCCAAGCAAGCTCTGATTGCTCGTGGACAGCTACCTGGTCTACAAGATCAAACAGGTGGATCGCTGAGCCCAGACTACTATAACACTATGGCACAGGAGTTCTCTGGGGGATTCGGTGCTAATCCAGGGACGACAAATCCAGGAGCCAATCTGCTCGACATAGCATCATCAGCCCCTGCTGGTCCTAACAACCTGCCAGCCCTTCTCCAGCAGCTTCAGGGAATGCAGGGACTGACAACAGGGGCCAGCATCACAGGTTGAGGGAGGTGTCTAAGTGGATGCCATAAGTAGTATCGGACATATTGCCGGGAAGCTATCACCCCTATTCAGCCTGGGTGCTGCCGGGGCTGGCACTGTTGGCAATGTCATGGCCAACCGCCTACGCAACCAGCCCCTGGAGCAGCAACTGGCCCTTCAGCAGAAGTATGCCAACATGACCCCGGACCAATTCGCGCAGGGCATCCAGAGCTTTCTTAGGCCCATGTCGGGAGCGCTGACCAGTAGCGTGGGTAATGCCGTTCAGGCCAACATGGGCGAGCGCGGTCTCGCTCAGGCCCCAGGGATATTCTCCGAGACTCTGGCTCAGGGCCTAGCACCGTTCCAGACTCAGTTGCAACAACAGGCTATCAATGCTTACTTCCAGTCTCTGGGGCTACCTGTCGAGGCTGCTGCACGATTCTTACCTTATCCTCAAGGTGGCTCGACTGCTTCCCTGTGGCAGAACTTCTTCCGCCAGCTTGGTGGCCCGCAGATGCAGGGGCTGACAACTAATCCCCAGTTCCCAAATAATACCAACATCGGCAGGACTCCAATGCCAGGGACAGTCCCTGGGGGCAGCATTGACCTAGGGCCAGGGACATTAACGCCCCCCTCTACTGACACCACAGGCAGTGATGCTGGTACGATGCCCTTTGACTGGATGCAGATGGGCCAACAGGGAGCACTTGCATGAGCCTAACCGGACCACTGTTACAAGGTATCGGCGAGGCCGGTGAGGACATCGGCAAGGGTGCTGAGGCTAATGTCCTCCAACAGCATCAGTTCACCATGGACTACCTTGCCAATCAGGCTCGCAATAGACAGCTGGGTCTTGAGCAGCAGAACCTCGATCAGCAGAATCAAATAGCTCATTCTCAGTTGCAGCTAGAGGGCAACCGCCAAGACCTGGAGCGCCAACAGTTCGAGCGCCAAGGACTACAGTATGCCGGGGCGGTGTCAGACGCTGATGGAAACTACTACCGTTCGTACATGGACCCTCTACGTGGCACCTCTATCAGGATGCCCTACCCGCCTGGGGTAGTACCGATAGATAGCCCTGCTGGTCAGGCCAATGCTCGCAAGGTCATGATCGCTGCTGGGTTTCCCGAGCAGGCTGTTGACCAAGCCCTATTACACATAAGCTCTACTGGTGACCCAACCGAGCGGTTATCAACCTGGCTTGCTTATGCTAAGGCCTCTGGGGCCATCCCTTCTGAGATAGCTGGCAATAAGGCCAAGGAGTTCGCGTGGGGAATCCAGGGTATCAAGGAAATCCAGGGTGGGTTCAATCCCTTCGACCCCCTTGCAGCAGGTGGTGGCATGACTCCTTCTGAGGCTGCTGAGTACAATCAACTCGTCACCCAGCCCCTTAAGGAAGCTCAGGACACTTACAAGAATCAGATGGCTGGATACACTGATAGGATCAACAAGATACCCGTTGCCAATCCATACCTGGAGAAGCTATATCCGACTGTCCCTGCTCCGATGTATCCAGGGCAGGCTCCTATACCTGGAAGCAATCCCCCTGCATATCGCAATAGCCCCAGCGAGGGCGAGAGGGCTAAGGCTGAGACTCTTCGCCAGAGTGCTGAGGATGCTCATAAGCAGGCCATGGATCAATACACTCGCTTGGGGCAACAGTTGACGATGACCTACAATGCTCGTCATGGTCAAGGGCCATTCAGGTCGTCAGGCCCAGCAGTGCAGAAGTTCACTGTGGGAGATGAAGTCTACAATATCCCTACTGATCTTGTAGACGCGTTCAAGGCGGCTCATCCCAATGCCCAACAACAATAACACTGCTACCAATGCTGCTGACGAGTGGGAACAGTACAAGGTTACCCCAGCAGCGTCCAGTGTACCATCCAGCTTCTCGACTGGGATATCAGGACCCAACCAGTCTCAGCCCAGTTATCAGGATATGGCCCCTTATTACGCGCTCAAGTACAATCTCGATCCTGACATCTTCAGTAAGATGATCGAGACTGAATCGAACTGGAATCCTTCTGCTATATCACCTAAGGGTGCTATCGGCCTAGGCCAGTTAATGCCTGGAACAGCATCCGACATGCAGGTGGACCCCCTTGATCCTGCTGCCAATTTGGAAGGATCAGCCAAGTACCTATCTCAGTTATATCAGAAGTATGGTAGCTATGACAAGGCCTTGGCTGCCTATAACGCTGGCCCTGGGCGAGTGGAGGCCGGTGGAGACCTTCCTGCTGAGACCCAAGCCTATGTGTCTAAGATTCTAGGGCAGCAGCAGGATGAGTGGGCTCAGTATAAGGCACCTAGGGCCGGGACTACTGCCCCAGCCACGACTCCACCTGCTGCTTCTGGCGCTCAGACTGTCCCTGCTGCTCCTAGTGGCCCTGGAGCCATCAATCGCTTCGAGTCCTCAGCTACCAACACCTTCGGGCTGCCTGCTGATGTCCGAGACTGGCCTGCTGCTTTCCGCGATATGGTCAGCAAGGGCATACCTATCAGCAACATCCCCAATACTCCAGGAGGGATAGCTGCTAAGGGCATGTTCGGCACTGCCAATGCCCTGGGTAACATGATCAAGGGTATTGCTGAGAACTCTCGTGCTGCTAGCCAGGAGGGTCTGGACCTGATGAAGCAGCCTGGATATGGTGCTAAAATTGGTGGTGTGGAGCGCTTCATACTCGGTGGCATCCCGCAATATGGCCCCTTGCTGGTCAAGTGGGCAGATCAGCTAGAGAAGGGCGATGTAGCCGGGTCAATGGGGACTATAGCAGGCATGGGGCTACAGGGATTCATGTCCATGCCCGATACTGTAGCTGCCAAGCTCCAGGGGGCTTCGCAATATCTGATGGCCAAGTCTCGCGTGCAAGAAACCATCCTCGCATCAGAGACCCAGCATATGCTCAACTCGACTGAAGCCTCGGCGCGTGCTCAGGGTCATTCTCTATTCCCTTCTACTGACCAGAACCTCTCCGGGGCCACAGTAGCTGGTATTGCCCGGAAGGCCATCGACGACAACATCCGTGGGACTCCAGCTACCCCTCGCCCTCTTGGGTCAATGCTAGAGCCTGAGGAGTTCAAGAAGCTCGGGTCCATCGAGACTCCTGAGAGCAACCTGATGGAGATTTACCGTCGCATGACCTCTGGCGATGACATCCCAGCTAATGAGGTACAGGGTTACCGGAGCGAGATTGGCCGCATTATGGCTCGTGGAGGGCTAGAGGGAGACGTGTATAGCACTCTTAAGCAGACCTATAATGGCCTGACTGGGGAACTCGACAAGCTCTATGCCAGTGAGGGTAAGTCTGCCCAATGGGAAGATGCCAATGTCAACTGGAAGAGATTGGCTACTACTTGGTGGGACAAGGATAGCCCCCTAGCGCAATCTATGAACGCCCGTGATGCCACAGCCATCCTCAAGCCACTGCTAGATGACCAGTCTGAGCGTGCTACTCAATATTTGAAGGACTATCGCAACCATGGTGCTGATCCTGGTGCTGTCCAGGCCGCCCAGACCTTCTACAAGGGCATGAACCGGATGCAGTTTCGGGGCCTATGGAGAGCAGCAGGGCCGCTCATGGTCGCAGTACCACTCGGATATGCTGCTGGAGTACCTTACTCGGCTACCATGGGGGCTGTGATCGTCCCACTCATAATGGCCAAGATGGGCCTCGGCTGGGGTGAGACCCGCCCGTCGATGATCAAGATACTGTCCAATGAGCCGCCGACGGTACCAGGACAGCCTTGGATTCCACGTCAATCACCATTCACACCTTATCGGCCAACTAACATATTTCCTAGCTCAGTTCAAGCTCCTCCTGGGGCTCCTTCAGTTATACCCAAGGAGGCGCAAGACATCTTGGAAGGGTTACAGTAAGGGAGGACTCGATATGGCACTCGGCATCAGCGTCAGGGCTCCACGCGCCAAACCAGCAGGGCAGACCTCGAAGCCCAAGGTCGCCACCTCGCGTATCAAGGGGCTTCGTGTCCCTGGAGTGGCTAATCCCAATCAGCAAGATAGCCCCCTCGGCCCTCAACTAGGTGGCATGGGCCTCACCATGGGCATGAAGCGAGGGATTCGCAACCAGGCTCTCAAGGGGGCAGGGGCCAGGGTCAGCAATCGTCAGTCTAGCAGGGACTGATAGTGTCCCTGTTGCTAGCTATAAGTATTCTGCTGTAGAAGGACATTGACAATGGCCAAGAAGCATGGTAGGTCCCTAGTCAGTCAGAAGATATCGGTGCTACGGCATGAGGGTACGCCACAACGACAGGCTGTGGCTGAAGCGATTAGCATGGGCCGTGCTGGTCGGCTGCGTCAGGGCGGAGTATACGTTAGAGCTAAGGGTAAGAAGTCTAATCGGGCATCTTCTAGGAGGTCTTAGTGCTTAGACCATTCACACTCCTCATACTTATAGCAATCTTGCTGCTAGCATCCATGACTGCCTTGGCCCAATCCACTACCGTCACTGGCACTGTCGCAGATCAGGTAAGTGGTCAACCCTATGCTGGGGGCACCGGTCAAGCCATATTCGTCCCTGGGGCCGGTGGGCAGCTATCCCTAGAAGGTGGCACATCGACCTTCCAGCAGATTGTCCCAATAACCAGCATGACGGCAGCCGGGACATTCAGCGTGGTAGTGACCGACAATACCCAGATTCAGCCCTCTGGCAGCCAGTGGAAGTTTACCTTCTGCGATTCTACCAGGGCCTTCTGCTTCACGACAGCAGCCATCACGATCAGCGGCAGTAGCCAGTCCATCACCTCCAATATCAACTCGGTGGTGCTACCCCTGCCCCGCAGGCCGCAGACAGTCCAGTACGTAACCGCAGACGTATCCAACTCGACTGTCACCCCGGCAGCCATTACCGGACTATCGTTTCCGGTAGTTGCCAATCAGAACTACACTCTAGAATGCAATATTATCTATCAGGCTGCTTCAACTGGGGGACTGGTCGTATCGTTCACTGGCCCAGCCTCGCCCACACAGGTATCGTACTCGCTCAACGAGGGCCTGTCAGCTACAACCTCGGGGTTCTCTGCCACGACTGGGACAACCTTCGCTACTACCCTAGGCGGGGTAGTGACCACTGCTGCAACCAACTTCCCAGCCTATCTGGAAATGGCCGTGGAGAATGGTGCCACTGCTGGGACTGTCCAGGTTATGTTCCAATCGGCTGCTGCTGTTGCTACGACTGTGAAGAGGGGCTCGTACTGTACACTTCAATAGGAGGGGTTATATGGCTAAGATAGCTGAGGAACGTGCTGGCTGTAGCGAGAATATGTCCCTAGACCCTCGCAACACAGCCAAGTGTGGTCACGATGGTGGTCTGCGGGCCGATGACCTTCACCTGGAGACCTATTGTCTGCATCCTGAGCCCAAGGGTAACGCTCATCCGCCGTCCTGGGCAGGAGGTCACAGGGGCCGTCATGGCTGAGCATGAGGTCAAACTGGGCAAAAAGGGCTCGTTTAAGGTTCATGAGGGTGCGCTACATCGTGCCCTGGGCGTTGCTGAGGGCAAGAAGATTCCAGCGTCTAAGATGAAGGGGCATCATAGCGGTCACCTGGGCAGGATGATAGCCAGCGCTCGGGGATTGAAGGCCATGCACCATGGCTCTCGCAAGTCTAGTCGGAGGTAGTCCTGATGGCTGCTAATGAGGTCCGCTACGAGAAGGCCGATGACGGTAGCTTCATCTCCCACACCCATCACGAAGATGGCAAGGATGGCAAGTACATCAAGCCTAGTGTCAATACTCACAGCAGTTTACAGGACGCTGCGGCTCACCTGACCAGGGCATTCAAGAGGAAGCTATCTAGGCGCTCGTCGAGGAGGGGCTGATGAACCTGATAAAACGATATCTGCTATTAGCCATACTTATCACATCCCTGGGGATTGCTGCCCCGGCGTCAGTCTACAACACCACCACCCCTATCAATCTCGCTCCAGGTCAGACGGGCATCGTCTGGAATGCCGAGACCCCCACTCCAGGTAATGGCACCACTGCTGCCAGCCAGCAGGTAGCCCTAGCCCCAGGTCAGGGCACTACCCCATTTAGTGTCGATGGCCACTTCTCGGGGGCCCCTGGCGCGTTTGAGGTTGATGTGCAGATAGCCTCGAATGATGCCGATACAGACTATCAGACCTGCTCAAATTGCAACATAACCACTGTGGACGCTACCAATCAGACCTTCCACCTGGATGCAGGGCTGGCTGTGGCGCATTACGTGAGGTTGCTCATGAGGTCGCGCACTAACTCAGTCACAATAACCGCTAGGATCAGCCGATGAAGAGATATCTGTTACCCATAATCGTTCTCATGCTCGCTATTGTCGGGGTTACATGGCCCCAGAGCCCTGGAGGGTCGTATAGCTCCCCAGGAGTCAATAATCTCCAGACAGTCACCAATTACAATGGTCAGGCTACAGCAGGTCAGGGCGTCGCACCAATCTTGGCCTATAATGCCACCACCCCCACTACCCCAGTAGGCTCCACTTCCATTCTAACTGCTGCTCCTGCTGGAGCTTACCGGATCAGCGTGTATTATGTGGTGACCACGGCTGGCACGGTAGGTACGGCAATCACCATGAATATAACCTACACCGATGCTCAGCAAGCACAGACAATCTCCACCATAACCTCTTCTGGTCTCGTCCAGGGGCAGTTTGTAACCGGCACCCTGTTCATCCAACAGCAGGCTAGTGGCAATATCAACTACACGATCACCGAAACTGGCAGCTTCACCGTCCATCCAGTCCTCGCGCTCAAGATTGCGCTGGAGAGGATAAATTGAGGCGGCTTCTACTACTGCTATTGCTCATTCTGGGCCAACAGGGCTCTACTGGGACTAACTATGTCCCAATAATGACTGCCACAACCGGCAGCATTGGTGGTAGTGCCCTCCTGGCTGGGGCATGTTCTAGCGGGACTGTGGCCGTAACGGGGGCGCAACCTGGGCAACCTGTTGTAGTCTCAGCGGCAGATGGTACGAACATCCCAGCGCTTGGGGTCAGCTTATCCGGCACCGTGACATCAGCCGGGACGGTTACAGTCAGTGTTTGTGCCCTCATAGGGCTCACGCCTACAGCCAAGACTTACTCGGTGAGGGTGATCCCTTGATGCGGAGATTACTGCTAGTATTGGCCGGATTGGGATTCATACTTGTAGCTAGTCCAGTCTCGGCTCAAGTGGGCTTCACGACCGTCACAGCCCAGGTGATCGACCCCAATGGGAACAATTACGCCAACTGCTCTGTCAATACAACCTATGTCCCGGCCCCCACTGCTACAACTGTTCTGCCCACTCTAGCTGGGGTGCTGGTCAGGGCCCCTGGAGCTACCTACTGCGACGGGAATGGCAACCTGATTGTCACTGTGGCCGATAACACCCAGATTATGGATGGCCATGTCACTGGTGGGGCTACTTCCCAGTGGCGATTCACCATCTGCGCCCTGTCAGGGGCACCATGTTTTGCCTACTCCACAGCCGTTAGCGGGTCAAGCCAGAACCTGAGTGCTGCCATCCAGGCCGTAGCACCACTTTTGATAGCTATACCTAACAGTCTACTGGGCTCACTGGGGGCTAATGGCCGCTGCCCTACGTCCAACGGTGCCCTGGTGGTCTGGGCTACTTGTGGTAGTGGCGGCGGGACTCCTGGAGGCTCTAATGGGCAGCCTCAGTATAACAATAACAACGTGTTTGCAGGCTTCACATTCGGCGGGGATTGTACATTCCTGGTGCCCAATCTGACCTGCACCAAGACTGCTGGCACACCATTTGCCTCCAGTGCCACCACTGACACGACCAATGCTAGTAACATATCAAGTGGTACCCTGGCTGCTGCTCGCCTGCCAACCAGTGTGCCTACCTCGACAGTCAACGACACCAATGTCCTGGCGACGATAGTGAACAATGTCCTGACCATGGGGTGGACCAATCAGTTATCAGTCCCCAGGGGGGGTACTGGTCAGGGGTCGTTCACATCCCATGGGCCCATAGTAGGCGAGGCTGGAAGCCCATTTATATCAATCACCCCTGGGGCTAGCGGGACCTGTTTTATGTCCAATGGGGCTGCTGCTGACCCGTCATACCAGTCCTGCCCTAGCAGCACGGGATTTGCCAATCCCATGACCACCCTGGGTGACATAATCTTTGAGACTACTCCTCCTGGCCCTGCTCGATTGCCTGGGCCTACAGCACAGAACATCCCCTATGTGCTGACCAATACCCCCACTGCTGGGGTAGCTCAGGCACCTGCATGGTCTCTGCCTGGAGTCCCGTTCGATGCTCAACCGTGTACAGGTAATGCCTTCACCATTGGCAATAACGACCGGGAGAACCTAGTCACGATCAATGATGCCTCACCTTGCGCTATTACACTCCCTCAGGCTGGGGCAGGGAACTTCACTAACAATTTCAACTTTGCTATCTGCAACATCGGTGCTGGCCTTGTGACCATGACGCCTACGACCTCCACATTCAACGGTCTAGCGTCACAGATTCTGCCTAATCATTGGTGCTCTTATCCCTACAGTGACAATGCTAATTATCGCGCTCTGACCACCCCAGACTTTGCTGCCTATCCGTCATGCCCAACTGGGGCCTTGGGATTCAACACTGCTACTGGGGTTATCCCTTGCAATACCTTCGCTACCCTGGCACCGACCCCTATCCGTGCTGGGGACATCATCTACTGGAATGGTTCTGCCTGGATCGACCTGGCTGGCAATAATGGCAGTACAGGCTTCCTCCAGGAAACCGGTGCTGGAGTCCCAAGCTGGGCTGCCAGCGCCAACACCACTGCGTGGAGCGCCATAATCAATCCCACTACTAATCTCTCACTCACCATGGCAGCCTTCACCACTCTGTTCACCTTCAATGCTGCTACGGGGGCTGGAGTAGACCTATTCAAGTGGACCGATACCACCAATAACACTGGCACTGGCATCCTGGGGCATTTCACCACAGCCAGCGGGTCAGTACTCATCCCCTGGCAGGCAGACTTCAATGGTGTGGGATGGCGGGTAAATGCAGCAGGGAATCTATTCCCAGTGTCGACTGGCTCCCTAGCTATCCCTGGGACTGCTCATGGGGTAGTAGTCAGTGAGGGCGCGGCCACACCAGTAGCTGTCACGAATCCTGGGACCGCTAAGCAGATATTCACGTCAGGTGGTGCTGGGGCTGACCCGGTATACATAGACTTCCCTGATGTCAAGATCATTCCTCTGGCTAATTGTAATGCTGGGACTGCTGGTGCGGGGCCTGACATCCCATCTGCCAATGGATTCGCAGCAGCCTGTGTGGGCACTACAACAGTCAAGGGGGCATTACAAGGGACACCTAATGCTGGTACCAGTGTATTCTTCACGATTGATGGATATGCTCTGACCAAGGACTGGGACACTGCCAACCAGCCATTTGTCAGCGTAGAGTATGGCTCAGGCACGAATGCGTCCGGGACGGTTATCTGGACTGTCTCTGACGGGTGCACTAAGCTAGATGGCTCGGTGACTGACGACCCCGCGCTGAACGCCGAGTCAGCCATGGCCACTCAGACCATGACCACTGCCTCACGCTCATGGGGTCAGAACATGCAATTGGCACAGTTAACCAGTGGTAATAACTGTATCGTGGGCAGCCCTGTGAGCCTCAAGTTTACCTTGTCTGGTACAGCCTCAGCATTCATCAATGCTTATCGGGTAGTCATTACTCAGCCCCGACTGTTGACGGTGCAGGCGAACTGATGCGACGGATAGCCGTGATATGGGCTCTGGTTGCCATTGAGGCAGTGTTCCTGTGCAATCTGGGTCAGAGGACTGTTAGGGCAGCCGGTCCAACCACGCCCACGTTCATAGACGCCAGCGCTCATATGAGCACTAGCGGGGTGACGAACTCAGTCAGTGATTACGTCATATACTTGCTCAACACGAATATTGCTGGTAATTCTATTGTCGTAGGCTGCTCATGGAGCGCCAGTGGCAACCCTACAATGACAGTAACTGATGACGCCGGTGACTCGTTTACCACTGGGCCGACTAATAACGATGCTAATCAGATAGTCCAGATGTGGTGGGCGGTTAACACTGTCGGTGGTGCAACCAAGGTAACGGTCCATTCAAGTGTGACTGGTGTACTGCACAAAGGTTGTACATACGCGCAATATGCTGGCCTGGGCAATCTGACCAATGATGGTACCTGCAACGCCAATGTCGCTAACGGGACCTTGGCTTGTGGTAGCTTTACAACCACCCACAATGGAGACCTGATCATCCATTTTTGGCAGTGCGATAGTCCGACTGGAGCCGGGAGCAATGCGTCAGTAGGAAGCCCAGGTGGTAGCTTTAGTAATGTCTCAATAAACTCCATGGAGTCATACGGGTTCGACGCAGAGGTACAAGTCACTGCTGGTGCAGTCAATCCAACTGAAACGGTAACCAATTGCAGTGCAGGGCTTAGCGTTGGGGTGGCTTTGCAGGCGTCGGCTGGAGGCTCTGGTGCTACGATCAGTGGCCTCTATCTCCAGTGTATTGCTGTAGAAAATTTCCCAAATGCAATCTCCTCTACACAAGCGTTCCAGATGCCATGCGGAGACAGTTCTGGTAACCTGATCACTTGGACTGGCAATTTCAACTGTACGTCGGCCTGTACCGGGGCGGGCACAGACATAACCGCCGTAAGTGATGGGACAAATAGCTATCAGTTCGTTACTGGCACTGGTATAGGGGGTAGTACGGCGGGCTGTGCTGCGATCATGACGGCTAGCAATACCGGCCTCTGTCTGGGTTATGCTTGTAATGCCACGATTGCAAGCTCGACGCGGCTAACATTCACGTGGACCGGCAGTGATGCCAACATGCTCGTCGCTATGGCCGTTTGGAAGGGAGCAAAAACTGGCAGCAGTACTGCCTGCTTTGATAAAGCTGCATTGACTACGAGTACATGTACAGCCTCTCCAGCGTGTGTACCGCCTTCTGGAGCATCGTTACCATTGAGCGGCCCAACGCTTACTCCCTCAGTAGCGAATGAGGGTGCATATGGTTACCAGCAGGAAGATGCTCAAGCCGTCACTGGAACAGGCTCTAATGTTGGAACCCCGCACTTCGAGGATATAGACTTTAAGTTCTATGGTAGCAATGAACTGGAGCAGGATGGAGGACTGTTTCACATCTACCTGACCACTACTGCTGCTGTCACGCCTACGTTCTCATACTCGAATTACGATGCTGGTCAGACGGTCCAGGGATATGGCTCGATCATGGCTCTATTCCTGCCAGCGGTTGGGGCCCCTGCTGTCCATAACGCTATCCCGCAGGTGCTGTGATGAGATGCTTGATGCGATACTTCTCACTGTTGTTGGCAATGCTCATCTGGTGTGGGACAGCCCTCGCCCAGACAACCGATGGCCCAGCTACTCTCCCTACTGGATTCAGCACCACCAACGGGGTGTTCAGCACGGCCTTCCCTAACACCACCGGCTACACGATAGCAACTGTTCCAGGCACTTATCCCGACTATCAGACAGCACTCAACTCGGTAGCCTGCAACACGATCATCAAGCTAGCTGCTGGATCGACCTATACAGGTTCCTTCAATCTTGTGAGGACCTGCCCAGCGGGACAGTGGCGCATCACCATGGTCAGTACCTGCAATAACGATGGTACCTGTCCGGTGGCATCAGGACTCCCCAGCCAGGGTACACGGGTCACGACAGGTGAAGCAGGCTCGATGGCTAAACTTGTAGCTTGTTCGTCGAACTGTAATAACGTGCCTACCCTGAACGTGGCTGGCAACTATGGCACATCTGGTCTAGCAGCATCAGGCTACTGGTTCGGGCCAGGGATTGAGATTCTGCCTCCAGCAGATGCTTCATGTAGTGGAAGCGGGGGGAGTGTAACCTGTACATCATTCCAACAGGGTGGGCTTGTTCTGGACAATCACGCCTCGGCTCTCTCGATCAGCAATATCGTTTATGACCGTGTTCTCGGGATGTGCCCGTCGAACGCCGAATGCGCCAGGATCATCGCTACTTCCGGGGACCATGAAGCTATTGTTGATTCTGTTTTGATCGGTGCCCACGGCGGTCCTGATTCTCAACAAGCGCAAGCCTGGTGGGAAGGTGAAGGTGTTGGCCCCTACAAGGTCGTTAACAACGAACTCGGCGGCAGCGGCATGGGCAGCTTGGCTGGTGGGGCGGGCTGTCCTGCCAACTCCGGCTTGCCGCCGCATGATCTCGAATACGCTGGAAACTATGTTCACTACGATCTGGGAACCGGCTCCATCCTTTCGTTCTGGGCTGCCGCCAATGTGGGCAATACGCGTGCCATCCTGGAAATGAAAGAAGGCCTCCGCTGGCTGGTTCAAGGAAATTACATGGATGGCGGGGCCGTAGCGCAGAATGCGCCCAATGGCACTGCCTTTGCTTACGGAATCCTGGAACGCGCAAGCGACAACCCGGGCAATGGCGGATGCACCACCAACTATACGCAGGACGTGACCACTCGATTCAACAAGATTCTTCACCCTGCCATCGCCATCGATTTGCAGGGCGGCAACGATCAGGCCGCGGCACCTTTCTTCAAGAACTTCAGCGTGCACGACAACATGGCCGACGACATCAACCGTGTGAACGGCACGAGCGACAGCACGGCGGGCACGGCCATGACCATCGATACGTTCAGTTCCCCGCCCAGCCAGAATATCCTCATCAATCACAACACCTTCATCTCGTCTACCACTGGGCACTCTTGGATGGATATTCAGTGCCCTGCTGCCCCGTTTCTTCCGACCTTTGTTATCACTAACAATATTGCCCTAGAGAACTCCTTCGGATTCTCGGCCTTCATTTTCGCCGGGGGCCAGTTCACGACTACTTATACAGGGGGCAACGGCTGGGAACCTAACTGCTTCAACACCCCATTCCAGGATGTGGTTAGCTCGAACCTGTCTATAGGTACAGTCCAAGCAACATGGAAGCCTGGAAATACGACTGGTATAGCGATTGCTAGCGTAGGCTTCACGAATTACAATGGCGGCAACGGTGGCAATTACCAACTCCTAGGCACTAGTCCCTATATCACCGCAGCGAGTGATGGTGGCCCACTTGGAGTGTCGAACTGGTCCTGCCTCAACTCCATGACTGCGGCAGCCTTCAATGGGACCTACACCGAGCTAATAGGAGCCTGTGCCAGTGGAGGGGGGAGTGTTGCTCCAGTAGTGGTGATTACCCCAGTGACCATAACCCTGGGCAATTCTCAGCAGGGTAATGCTGGTGGTATGGCAACAGCCACTGTGACCAATAGTGGCACTGCTACACTTGTACTCAACACCCCATACTTTAACATATCAGGGTCTAATCCCCTAGACTTCTCCAATCTGGGTACAGGTACCTGTGCTAATGGGGCCTCTGTGGGGATAGGGCTAAGCTGTACTGTGAACCTACAATTCACCCCCGCACTGGCTAGTTCCGAATCCGCAACCTTGAACATTCTCGGTAATGCCAACGGGTCGGCCTCGATGACAGGGACTGGTACAGCTAGAGGGATAGCTAGGGGGATGTCAGTAAGGTAGGGATGGTAACTATGAGACCTAGATTGCTTAGACTACTGAAATTGCTACCTGCATTGTTGCTAGCCCTGTCATGGGCTATAACGGTCAGGGCTCAGACTGGCTACACATCCGTCACAGCCGTTGTGCAGGACTCGTTTGGCACTGTATATCAGAATGCTCCCTACACGGTAACCTTCTTTGATCCTGGCATATCAGGGAAGCTACCCACGCTGACCAACGGTAGCACCTTTCAACAGTTCTATGCTGGGTATGCTACCGACAGCAGCGGCAACCTGTCAATCATGTTGCCTGATAATAACACCATCGCTGCTGCCTCTGGTGCGACTGGGACTCAATGGCGCTTCAGCATCTGCTCCAATATCCAGGTCAGCAATCCCCCTCAGTGCTTCAGTGTGCTGCTGACCATCACTGGGACTAGCCAGAATATCACTAGCGCCTTATCGGCTGCTGCGGCTCTATTGCCCCCTACGGCACAGTCACAGGCACTGAAGCCCAAACCGTCTGATGCCATACAGTTTGTATCTGCCAGTGGTAATGACTTGAACGATGGGCGTAGTATGGGATCGGCAAAGCTGACGTGGCAGGCAGGAGCTACCGCCGCATGTGTTGGACAGACTGGGCATGTGTACATAGCAGCAGGAGTCTATCCTGCCACTAGCGATGTCAATCTGACCGGCTTAACCTCTGGCTGTGTGATCGAGGGTGTAGCATCCTTTGCCACTACTCCAGGGGCGACTCTCTACAACGGAACTGTTCTACAAGTGAGTTTCACAGGGGCCAACACGGTTGGAGTTGATATTTCTTCAGTGAACTCACTGACCCTTCGCAATCTAGTGATTTCCTGTGGCACCTCTACGGCGAATTCACCAACCATCTGTCTGCTGCACGGTCGAAGCTCTGGTTCAAACGGGATTCAGGATACCTTCGACCATTTGTTCGTGGTCGGCTATAGCCCTTGGATTTATTACAACTATCATGGCGAGCAACTATCAGCGATTGATTGCCTATTCGGTGAGTATGCTACAACGGGGACACCTATAACGCTTAGTGAGGTTAACACAGCAGGGATCACAAGCCCGAATGTTACCTTCGGAGGAGTCAATTCTGAAACAGTCTTTGCCTTTGAGGGCGGGACTACTTCGGTTACAAGTCAGGCTACTGCTGCTGGGTCTAAGCTATTATATCTGGATGAGGGCTCAGCAAGTATCCAGAGTGTTCGCTTTCGGGGATTCGCTAACCTATCTGCGGCAAATGAGGTATTCGTAGGTGATACGTCTGGAGCTACCGGGGCTATTCAGGATGTGACTATAGAAGTGACAGCACAAGATTCCACCCCTGGCAGCAACTCCATGACCTCCATTGCTGGAACCGCAGATTCTTGGCATATCACTGGGCTTCAGACTTCAGGTGCAACCACAACGCCGTTCGTATTCTCTACCTTGGTTCGCCATTCGTTCATCGACTTCTCTGTAGGAGTAGTGACTGGATCATGCTTCACAGCCAGCGGGGATGCGATTGCCAGTACTATAATACTCGACTTCGCCTGTGGTGGGCATGTCACAGCACCTGGGGCCTTTATCTCTACGAGCAGTGTACAGAGTCCTGTAGTTGCTGAAGTCAATCTCACGACTCAGGCAGCCAATATCGGCGCGACGACACTCTATATCGTGCCTGCTAGCGGGGCAGGGATGTATCGTGTCTGCTCTTATGAGATTGTCACTCAGCAAGCTACTACCTCATCTACGCTTCCCCAAGTCAACGTGCTCTGGACTGATCTTGATACCAATACTGTTCCCTCAGCCGGTCTAGGAGCAATCATTGAGCAGAGCGGTATAGGTGGCTCTAATCCAGCAGTAGGCACAGTGGCGAGCTATGTTAACGGCCTTGCGGCAAACGTAGCTTGTTTGGCTATTGATGCTAGGGCCAGTACCAACATCCAGTATTCAACAACACTTTACGCTAGCTCTGGTGCGACACCAATGCTGTACGCGCTCCACATGCGGCTGGAGTTCCTAGGACCGTGATCGTGTGTATAGGTAGCCAGCTAGGCCTAGTGAGCCCTGTATGGCTGAAGGTAGCCACCACATGTGTCTTATGACCCTATTGCGGGACTGTCTCATGCGATGGCCCAGAGCGGCTGACAGTAGGGTTGCTGTGATTGCTGCCCCGTACTCTATTGCTGGATGCGACACAAACGGGTGAGATAGTGGATTATACTCTTGAAACTGGTGGCCATCATGTAGCAGCCTCTCAGTCTGGTGGATGTCGGCAATCGAGGCTGAGAGCCCGAGAGCAGCAAGGGTCACGACAGGCTTGTCCCTGACTGTGTGACATAGGCTAGCAGTGAGCAGTACACATTCTATCACCACGAGGAGCCTCCAGATGAATGAAGCACTTAAGCAGACTCTTATCGTCGCAGCCAAGAACGCAGTCAACGCAGCTATCCTGGCCGGGATACAGGTCTATCATGACCCAATGGACAACAACTGGCATACTCGTCATGGGCTATATGGCATCGCCTGGATTATTGGGTCAGCAATAGTAGCCAGGGAGGGGATGATCTGGATTCCCAAGCTGCTGAAGTGGTCCACGACTCCATGACGGAGGAGCCCAGAGAATGTCAGGCTGCCCTGGAGGTCAGAGTGGCTGTCCTAGAGGCTCGCCTTGAGGAGCGCACTGGAGCGGCCAAGGAGGCCCTCAGAGTAGCCGAGGACCATGCCAAGTCACTCAGGAATGCTGTATACTCGCTAGCCATAGCCCTGATTATGGCTGTTGTGGGATTGATGGGGACTGTGATTGCTGCCTTTGGATGGCCACACAAGTAGAGGGTTATGATGTGGGTCTACGAGCAGATAGCTGGCCGCATATCGCAGAACAACGTCACCCTGACCGATACTGCCTACTCGGGCCACCAGCCGCATGTCAACGATCCTGCTGCTGAGAATATACCCTTCGAGGGGCCTATCCCACGAGGGCTATACACAATCACAGGCATGGAGGACAGTCCTCACACAGGTCCGATGACACTGATCCTGACTCCTGACCCTAGCAATGAGATGTTCGGTCGCAAGGACTTCAGGATTCATGGCGATGACATCCACAAGCCCGGTCAACATTGTGCTAGTGATGGATGTATAGTAGCTGGTCCCGGGCCTAGGATGACGATGTGGAATAGCCCTGATCACCTGGTACAAGTGGTTGACACTCTCAAGACCGAGAGCGACTTGTGGCCTTGATGGGGATACTGGGAGGGGTGATGTTGGTCACAGCATAAAGCTGATAGGTACTCAACTTGGTAGGCTCTTTGACCATCACCGTAATCTCGTACACACTGCCGCAATAGACACACTTCACATCCTGGACTGCCCCTAGGGGAATGCTATCGCCGACCCGAGGCTGACGCTTGAACTGCGGCTGGGGTATGGCCAGTGGATGATTGCAGTAATAGCACACCATGATGGTCTCCTACACAAGTGGGAGCCACCGGTCTTTGTTATCCAGTGGCCCCTAGCGCCTACTATCGCACCCTTCCCATTGTGATCGCTTAGGCCTCCTATCTGCCCCTGTCTACCAGGGCTTGCCCAGGTGCTGCATCATCAAGTCCCAGACCATTGTGGAGGCCAGTTGCTGGAAGCTCATCAGGAAGTCCCCGCCCTTGCCCCATGACGACCCCCAGCTATTGCGCCCAATGACCACTCCTGTACACCCATCAGGGTGAATGATGGTCCTGTCATAATCGAACAGCTTGACCTGATGCCCACCTTGAACTGTCTCACTGGGGCCTGGGGTGGGGACGAAGCCTGTTGAGGGGGTATCAAAGAAGCTATTGTAGACCGCAAATCCCATGGAGACTACATATCCGCTAGCCAGTGACGACAGCACATCCCCCACATAGGCCAGAGCGTGATAAGCACCACCGGTGTTCTTGAGGGCGGCAGCGACCTGACTATCAGTAGGTATCTGGTCAAACTGCCCTGGAATGGTGGGGAACTCAGTCTCTAGACACACCCCAAGCTGCTGTAGGGCTCTGGCAGTCGAGCGGCCATCAGCGCCACAATCACCTTGGTCTAGGGTCCCAGCCAGCTTACGGGTGTTGTAGTAGAGGTCCTGAGCCGAGAACACTGGCGGGGTGATATACTTGGTGGGGAAGAAGCTGGGGAACTTGCGAGCTAGATATTCCTGGGTCTCCTTGCCGTCATGGGCAGTACAATCCCCCTCGTTGCCTTGGTCCCAGACTGGGGGCATGAACTCCACATTGCTGGTCCTAGGTGGCTGGATGGACATGCCCAGAGCATACCTGATGACCTCGGTAGGGGTAGCCTCGTGTAGCAGCGGATAGTCCCGGTGATCAGGGGGATTAGCTATGTACCCTAGCCTACGACCCTGTACTAGCTCCAGCGTCATGGCGCATCCTCTCTACAATCTCGAATGATTCCTTGACTAGGTACTGGTAGCCACTCTTCATGATGATGACAGAGCCCCCAGCAACAGTGGAGTTTTCTAGGACAGCTTCTATACTGCTGGGGTCAATGTCGATTGGTCCCTCGTTGACATCGAGGGCATTCGTCAGTCGCACCGGCTGCTGGCTCCCTATTGTCTCCGCTGAGCCTTCTCCAGGTCACGTTGGCGTTTGGCTGCTCGACGGGCCGCCCGCTTCTGCAAGAACGCTAGCGATGGATGGCTGGGGAAGGTCAGATAGATGCCTGTAGCTACATTCTTGATATTGGACAGGCTCGTGTGACCATTGGGGATGATGGTTGACCCTAGAAGGGTGAAGTCAATAGCCCTGATCGTAAGGGTGTCATTGACCTTATAATCCAATCCGGCTCCGATGGCCCAGGCTGGCTTGGTAGCCCCAGAGGGATTCTTGACTACCCCACCACCGGCATTGACAAAGGGCAGCATCCTTGCTGTGTCCAGGAACTCATTGCCCTTGACCAGATGCGACAATGCGGCTTGAGCCTGAGCACGTCCGGTTGAGGCTAGCAGTCCCCCACCGAATGTGAAGGCATCCAGGCGAGCGTTGAAGTAGTCGTTGATGTGATACTCGACTGTCTCGACTGAGCCGTCGTTGGTAGCGCCACCAGTGGTGTTGTAGGTGGCTCCGACTGCGATGACGTAGGTGCCCTCGGGTGGGGTAGGGGGTACCTGGGCATGGACGGCTGTGACTGACAGAAGCAGTGCGATTACAGCTAATCCTAGTTTTGCAAGTTTCATGTGGCCTCCTAAGCCGGGACAATATACCTCGTCGATGGGGATGTCAAGCGGATAATATAGCTACCTTCCACGACGTTTGTAGTATATGCCAAGGCTGAATACTGCTATCCCCATCACAAGGAACCATCCTAGAAGTGCAAGGGTCTGCATGATGCTAGGATTGAATGGCCCTGGTGGCACCATCATAGCCATCGTAGTACCTCAGGATGCACCTTCACCCGCTCAGCCAGCAGATCAGGAGTCCCGACAATTCGTAGCCCCTGTGGTGTCCTGGCTCGGGATATTGCCACATAGGCCATCGCCGGGGCCCCGAAGAAGTGATTGTAGCAGTCGATCTGCACAGCATCCAGGGACAGTCCCTGGGTCTTATGCACAGTCGACGCATAGGCCAGCCTCAGCGGGTAGTACTTGATCCCCCCTGTGATGTAGCGATGCTTCTTCACATTGAAGTATATTATCCCGAATGGAGGGTCCTCATCACGGGGATGGTACTGCGGGATGTCGTCAATCTGCTCTCTGGTCAGGCCGCTGCCTATCATGTCCTTCTGCTGATACTCCCTCACGATGGGGCCGATAGGTACAATCTGCTCAGTTCGCTTGAGCTTGATATAGTATATTCCCCTGGTGCTATCATAGTCCTCAATGTGCCCCAGGTCGCCATTGACATAGCTGAATACTGGCGTGTCATTGTTGAGGATCATCACGAGAGCACCGATCTTAAGCTCCAGTGTAGGGGGGATGGTACCTATGCGCTTGCCCTTGAACATCTCCCACTTCCATTCTGACCTCAAGCGGCCCCAGCGCTCGTTGGTTACGCGGGTCATGGCTCCGGTTAGCCTACTCTGACTGGTGAAGTTGAAGTTGTCTACCATCTCGTTCTTGGCGATGATGGTAGTGCCGTCGAATCCCACCTGGGCATTGGGGACGAACTCTACCATATTACGCAAGAGGTCAGCACCGGCCCTACCGTCACCCTTCCTGATGAGGTTGATGGCATCCAGGAACTTCTGGTCATCCTGCCTCCAGCACTTGGTCAGCCGGGTGGTATTGGCTTCAAACTGAGGCCAGCAATCTGCCTTGAAGCACCATTCGGCCTTCACAGGCGGTAGCTGGCAGAAGTCACCTGTCAGCACGAGCCCCAGTGGTTCTTGCTGCTTCCAATCTCGGCGCTCATTGACCAGCTTCAGTGACTGGTAGAGCAGGTCTAGTTGACGTTTATCGAGCATGGATACCTCATCGACGATGAGGTTCTTAGCCCCAGTATCAGCTAGCTCTCTCAGGCGGCGCTCTAGCTGCCCCTTGTTGAAGGCATCCTCCATGCTTTCAGTATCAAAATACCCCAGCAGGCTGTTAATAGTAATAGTGCCAAGATTGATAGCAGCAATGCCAGTAGTGGCTACAGTTTGACCATAATCGGGGTCCTCAGCCTGTCGACGCAGAATCTCATGGGTCTTGCCGGTACCAGCAGCGCCGGTGAGTAGCCCGCAGGGGACGGTAGCACCCTGTCCCATTCCAGAAATGTCTGAACGGTCAAGGATGACTGCTTCACGATGATGAGTAGGGACAGCAGTAGGAGGTTCGCTACATCGGACTTCTTCACTTTCTTCACTGAAGGGCAATTCGCTGGTTAGCTCTACCACCCCTCCATCTTCATCACTCACCTTTAGGATGAGGTCGACATCATATCCCAGCCCCTCTAGCTGCTTGCGATACTTCCTGACGAGGTGATAGGCTTGCTGCCCCTGGCCCTCAGATAGCCCCCTGTCACCCCAGGCCGCTGCGAGATCATTGTAGATGGGTACGTCGAACTTGCCAAATCCAACTCCATCCAAGCTCTGGGCTCCGTCACATCTCATGGCTATCACGAGGAGGGCATTCATGAGCCTGTCCTCTAGCGACAGCCCCTGCCACTTTTCAGCTTCAGGCCTGAGTCGAAATGGTGCTGGTTCGGGGCTCACGGGTGTCCTCCTCAATGACTCTCTCTACCCCATAGATCACAACAGAGGGCTTCGGGGCTCGTCTGATGTGTTTGTTAGCAGCAGATTTCCAGGCCCCATAGACCCTATCGAAAGTGAGGTTAGCTATCCTCACTGCTTCATCGAGGGTGGTTATGATGCCTCCCTGAAGGTACTCCATGTGACCATGACGGATGCTTATCCGATAACTCATGGATGTCTTCTTACAACTCGCACAATTTTATCGTTAACTGGCCTCTTTTTGATGAGCCTAGCAAGGGAACTCTCAATCATCTTATCAGATATCTTGGAGGCAACATTCTCAATCTTTTCTTCCAAAGACCCTAAGCAATCCGATATCACAAAGTCTAGGGTGCCCTTAAGCTGGTCCTTGGCCCATTCTTTATCCTCTAGAGACATCATCATGTCCCATTGGACATCAGCATCGGTCATCTCGATAGTATCTCTTCCTTCACTGCAAAATCCATCCTCCCAGCAAATGGGCTTACCTGATAAGACTATCATGAAGTTACCTTCAGAGACTGTTATCTCGGCTTGCATGACCATCTGTTCTCCGCATTTGGGGCACTTGAAGTCCTCATGACGCAGGAAGGCAACATCTTTTAGTGTGACTGGCTCAGGGCGTGGCTTTGGCCTCATGGAGCTAACTCCTTCAACAGCGAATGGAGCCTACTAGAGAACTCCTTATAGGCTGCTGCATAACCATCTCTGAAGGCTGTCTTAGTGATGGACAGGTACTGTGCCATTGATCCATTCTCGACAGACCCATGCCATCTGACCATAGCTGCCAACTTGGCCCGCTCATGACGGCGCTTCTTGGATATCATGCCGGTACCTTCACAGGTTGCTTGGCCGGTGATGGTTCAGCCGGAACCTCCCGCTCAACCTTCCTCGGGACTGGACTCCTCACTGGCTCCGAGGTTCCCCTGCGAGTCTGCTTCCCAGTATCCATCCTACCCTCCTAGCTCTCTCGATCCTTCTTCTATCCTGACAAATAGCACAAGCTCTTGTACCCTTATACAGATAAACCCTTGTTAAGGGATGGCCATTGATGATGGCTTGGGATTGGGCCGTCCTTATTGACCTTCTCCCAAAATCTCTCTTCTGGAGTTCTCATAGTTGTCATACCCATCCTCAGATGGGTCGTAGATTGTCAACGGTTGTGCAATCGTTATCGGCACTCGATAGGCTTTCAGGGGCTCTATCAACTCGACCTGATGCTGTGACAGGTAGAAGCTCTTGGGGTAGGCCCACTGCGCTCGCCAGCCCTTGTTGCCACGGACGTAGCGGCCCCAACCGTAGACCTCACCAATGATGCACGAATCGTCGTTGGGGGTTGAGTACTCCCTGCCACCATCTAGGGCATAGATTCCACAGGTACAGTTGTCATTAGGAGGTTTCTTACATCCCCTGGCTCTAATAGGGTCACACTGGGCCATAAGTGGTATCAGGTAGGGCCAGTAGTCCTCAATATTGATCGACGACAGAATCACCTTGCCATTATGCCGTCCCTTCTCGTCCTTGAGCTTGATGACATGCCACCATCTCCAGCCGACCAGTGGCTCGGTCAGGTTGACCTCGTAATCCTCTTCGGCTGGGGCTGGTTCTGGATCGGCTACGTCCGTGAAGGATGCGTGGGCACTGATCCACCCTAGTCCGTGTAGGATCTTTAGATTCACATAGTTAGTAGGCAGCCACAGGTCACCGTAATAGGTCATATCACTCATCATCAGATCAAACTGTGACGGCATAGGGATGAGGCTGCTATTGTCCTCAGTCAGCAGGATGGACCTGGCCTGAGAGAGTCCAAGCGCTACCTCTACCGGATCAGCGTCAGTCCTAGCATAGGTCTCTAGCAACCCCTTCAGTATCACCGGGTCCATTAAGCAGCCTCCTCCACAACCTGCATCTCCCTCATACCTGCTGCATTAGTCTCAGCATCATACCTACCGAAGTTCTGCCCACAAGAGGTCTCAGCACCGATCGACAGCAGCGAGCCATCTTTCATCGGTAGCTCGGGTATCGGGCGGGTCATCTCGACGTGTAGCGCGGTAGCAGCATACTCCACATCCCGCTCGGGTACAACCATCATGATGCTGTCGTGGACAACCAATCTGAGGTAATCGAGCAGCCGGTCGTACCCCTCAACCAGTCGCAGTACCACCTCAGTCTGGATAGCACTCGCGTCACTCTGAGGCACGAACGCCACTGCTCTCTTGGCGTCATCGTCGAGCACGTCCATCTTCTTCTTGTTGTCCCACTTGAATACACTATAGAAGTAGTGCTTGTATTGGAAGTGGTTGAGCAGATGCCGCTTCTCAGCAGCCATCATCATTTTGACGTGCTGCCAAGTCCGTACCTCTTTACCTGGCTCGGTTGAATAGATGAAGTCCTGAAGCTGCTTAGCGTGGGCTACGTCACGGAACTCGTTTGGATACTCTTCCCATATCTTCTCAGGAGTGCCCATGTAGTTGCTGAGGTGACCGACTCGCTTCAGGACCTCGTAATCGAGAGGATAGTCCCTCTTAGCCTTCTTACATAGCTTCCTTAGTTCGTCGAAGGGCATGTCGAAGGGGAGGAACTGGCCATGATAGGCTAGGGTAGTCCAGCCATGGAGCCCAGCCTTGGCCAGCTTGATGTATCGCTCGCTGCCAGCATCATACCCCACCAGCACTGCCTCTATCGCCGAGGCGTCACTGCTGACAATGTAGTGCCCTGGCGGGGCGATGATCATCTTGCAGAACTCGTCGGCCAGGTCTGAGCGCTTGGGGATGACCTGAAGGTTGTAGTTCCGCATAGACTTGCGAAGGGTAGAGGGATGGTATCCGATAGTGTAGTGTACCTTTCCCTCAGCATCAAGAGTCCAGTTGTAGCCTGTGATCAGCTTGGTCCTCTTGCGATGCTCCAAGATGTCCAGGAATATCCTGTGCTTCTTGGCGAACCGCCTGAGGTACTTGGCCTCGGTGGTCTCAGCATCATCATCACCTTCAGCGGCACCCTTCTTCCGAGGTGGCTTCAGATTGAGAGCATACATGAGGTCTACGACCTGATCACTCGACTCAGGATTGAAAGGTAGCACTTTCATGTACTTATAAGGGTTCTTGAGGTCATTAATCCGCTTACGAGCAGCCTTGTACTCCTTCTCGGTGACAGTGTTCCTGGCCGCCACGACCATGGCCATGGCAGCCTTGTAATCCATCTCGGGGGCACTCACACGGCTGTCGCGCTCGATCTCGGTCACCCCGGTCATGTCCTTGGGGGGCTTCTTCCAGCGAGCAATGGGCTTCACATTAGGGGGGACTGTTGACTGTAAGCGGGCGTCGAGGTCATCGAGGTCCTTGCCGATTGTCCCCATGAAGCCCTCGTACACCTCACCCTTAACGTACCTGCCCCGCTGCTGCCGGTCGATCAGCACCCCTTCGTGGCCCATCCTGACATATATACGGTCAGCATCAACACAGTGTCTAAGGAACCTGTCTAGCCTGCCTTCTTGCCTAAGAGCCTGGATAGCACCCGTCGTACACAGCCTGCCGATGACTTGGTCACAGGCGTTGTAGAAGGGCTGATTGATCCCTGATAGATGCTTCCAAGGGGGTCCTGAATAATAAAATGGAGCGACAAACCCAAGCCCCTTCAACAGGTCTGACTGTAAGAAGTGCCACGCCCACATGCCACTAAGTACCCGTCCGGGAATGTCAATGCTAGCTGCTCTAAGTCGTCGGGAGTCAAAATGATTGTCTGCCCATTCCGCAAATGTGTGAGCATGATTGATTGCCTCCTGGAGGATGGCTGTGTAGGGCTCTCGGAAGGGGAAACTGATCCCCTCATTGTCGCAGCAGGACCATCCGGCTCTAGTGATTTCATAGCTCAGCCCAGCCTCCTCCAGGTCCTCCTCATCCACCTTGTCACTCTCGGGTGTCTCAATATCCACCAGCAGTAGGTCAAACCGACCACCATGACGAACCAGATGATCAGCGAGATATCGACGAGCCTCATCTGGGCTGGGATCAGTAACCAGCTTAAGGGGAGTAGGTCGATATGTTCCACTGGCGATCTCCTGGGCTCGACGCAGCGAGAATAACAAGCTGGGGCAGAACTTGTGATGGTTCTGCATTAAGTATGACGGATGGAAGCTAGCTATGGTGGGAATGCCCCATGGCCCCTCATGTACATAGCCGTGGCGCTGCTCCAGGGTGGTCTTAGGTGGGGTATTGAGCAGCCTCTTCATGGCCACCTTGCCCAGAGCTACTAGTACCTTGGGTCGCCGCTGCTCGATTAGCTCATCGAGATATGGAGCACAGTGATTGAGGGCTCGCTGGGACTCGGGATATCGCTCGGGGTGGTCGGTCCAGCCCAGATGAGGTGGCTGGCACCACATCGAATTGGCAATGGTCAACGTGGGACGGTCAATCCCCAGTCGCCTCAGGACCTTCTCGTTTAGGTACCACCCGGCTGACCCAGCGAATACCTTCCCAGCTAGAATCTCTTGCTTCCACGGCGAGTCCCCTACAATCATGATGCCCGATGATCCAGTACCATCAGGGAGTATCCTGCGGCGACCGTTATGGCGATTGGGACAGTCCCCACACAGGGGGCCTTCTGGGAAGGTCGGCAAGGGGGAGGAGGGGAACGCAGGTACAGTTGTCATCTGGCTCCTCCCCCTCTAAGGCTGACTAGGCTGCCGAGGCTGGGGACACTGTTGACGGTGATGGTGCTGGGGGATATGGATTCTGGCATCCAGTGATGAATATCCCTGGCTTGCCATCATCACGGACATTGCGGGTGAAGTGATCGGAGAACTCCTTGCCAGTGTTGAATGTCTGGTTGCAGTCACGGCAGGTGAATCCTCCTCGGTGATGGTCTGAGTCCCGCTGCACGACTACGGCCTGCGATGGTGACATGCCTACTCCACCGCCGCAGCCATCACCTGATTGTCGTGCTGATGGCCGACGCGACGCCCTCGCTGAGCCGGAATCTGCTCGGCTACTTCCCGCTGCACATTCGGATCAGCAGTGACCGGTGCCGGTGAGGCCTGCTCGTTCTGTTGCTCGTGACCAGCGACAGCAGCCTTCTTCTTACCGATGCTCTTGCGAGCCTTGGCCAGTCGAGCGCTCAGAGCGGCCTTCTTGCCCTCTGCTTCGGCGATTTCCTTCTCGGCCAGTTGCAGCACGAGTTCCCGCATTTCAGCCGGGAGGCCCTTGAGATAGTCGATTACTTCCCTGTGGGTGACCTTTGTTGCAGTTGCCATGATGTAGGCCCTCCTAAGGCCTATAGAGATTATTAAGTACAACCTGGTGATCTGTCAAGGCCTGGTTTCCACCTTATGAGCGTCGAGGTATGCTTCTATGTCCTTGCGACGATAACGAACCAGCTTCCCGATCTTGAGGAATCTTGGTCCCTGTCGCTTCCTACGAGCCCGTCGAAGGTATGGAATGGTGAATCCATACTCTTGTTCTACCTCACGCTCATTCAGGACAAGTCTGTCAATGTTCATGGTTGCCTTTAGAGGTCGGGCACCGGCCCCCCAGGTGGCTGACAACTGAGGCCTGATTGCGAGAGCCAATGCACGGTATGGGTGTTTAGCTCTCTAAGGCCAGTGCTAATCAGTTTACCAGAGAGTGGTGCCCGATTGTGCGCGATATGCTGCCACTGATGAAGGGCAGGACTCGAACCTGCAACCTCGTGGTCCGGTGCGGCTACAACCGGCATACATTTGCCCCGCCGGAAGCAAGAACGCCCGGTGCCACGCGCTCTATCCAATTGAGCTACCCTCATCAGCAGCAACCTCGATGGCAGCAGCAGCCTGAGAAGGTGACTCCTCTTCTCCTCACCCACAGCATGGGCAGGCTGCTGCTGCTGAAACTTAGAGGAAAGGAGGTTAAGCCGCAACCCCCGCTGACCAACCGATTTGCCTCCGGGGCCGTTGACAGAGTTAAGTTTCTATCCCGGACTTCGGTGGGCCGTTGCCCCACTTGGCGTCTGCCGATAGTCGATTGATCAACTTCCACGGGATTACCCATGCATTCCACGCGGGATTACCCATGCACGGGATTACCCCATGGCGCTCCTATGGCACATTTTCGACCATTGCTGGCCCTGGCTGACGGCCATAACCAGTTGCGTCGGCTTTTCCCTCTCCGAGATCGTCATGGTCAATCTGCATACCTGCGATTGCCATAATGTCGCATCCTCAGGGCATCCTCGAACGCATCCCGCAGCTTCTCATCGGGAGCAGTTTCGATGTTCTCCATGAGCCAGAACATTATCGTTCTGGCCGCGGTGATGTCCTGAGCGACGAGGGTGAAGGTCTGCTGGCCCCTGGAACGAGCTTTGACAAAGCATACCTCATCTTTGGTAGGCAGGGGGCCATCCTCAATCCTTCTCAGTCCCTGAGCCATCGCCTCCAGACTCATCATCTCATCTGGTGATGGACTCATGCCGCAGCCCCCGCCGAGATGGCATGGACCCGGATGACCTTCTCGCGCCCGTACTGCTTCTGGTCGTTGGGATTCTTGGGGTTCGATACCATGGGATCGAAGCTGCCGTCAGCCGACCGGGGCCACTTGATCTCCCCTCGCTTGACCCTGGCCACAGTGCTGACCCTGGTCTCAGTACTCTTGAAGTAGGTCTCCCAGGCTATCTCACCCTTGAGCGTGACTTGCCCGTTGACCTTCCGAACCTCGTCACGAATGGCGGCTGGAGTCATGGCACCGGAGATGCGGATGCCTATCGACCTGAGTAGCTCAGCGCCGAACGATATCTGCATGTTGTCGTTCTTGAAGAAGCTGAACTTCTGGAAGCGGATAACTGGCAACTCGCTCCCTGGCTCGGGTGTGTAGGGATTGCCGTCCTTGTCACCGATGACCTGGAACTCCGGCTGGATGACGAGGAAGGACTTCTTGACCTGCTCTCCATTGACCATGAGCGGCTTACCCTTCTCGGGGCCATTGTCATGCTTCAATCCAACATCCTGCTTATCGAACCAGTTGGTCTCGGACTCGGGCATCCTGAACAGCAGGGTATAGGTACCCGGTGTGACTTGCGGAGGGAAGCTCCCGGATTCAGGAGCATCCCAGTCTACGGCTGGTGTTGCTTCTTCACTTAGGTTAAGCTCTGACAGATCAGGCATTGCTATAGTTCTCCTTTATTGTGGACGTTTTATGGATATCTTGGGTGGAGTGAATGCTACCTTACCTGGCTGCGGGGTCGCTGGGGCCTGTGTTAGTGATACAGTTCCTGGTACACTCATGACCTCAGATATCTTGACTGGCTCCGGTGCTGGTGGAGGACTGGTGACATGCTGGGCCCCGATCTCAGCTAGCTTGTCAGTCTCCCGAAAGCCAGCTACCTGTACGCGCTGTTTCTTCTCCCGAATGATGGCGTCCATCCTCTCAGTCATGACATCGAGTCGACGATAGAGATCAGCCATATCAGGAGGGTCCAGATAGTTAGGTAGTTCAGAAGCGAACTGAAAGGGGGCTCGCGTGCCACAAGGAAATGGTATATTTGTAAGAGGGTCAGCATGAGTACGAAGATACATAACAGGCCTTTCCACGATATCAACCTGCTTGGTCTCGGCATTAGGCTTCCTCTCAACTAGTTGCTCGATATGGACGCAGTTACCGAACCACTGAGGGGCCTTGCCGATGGACTTCTTACCAGCAATGGCAGGACCATAGGTAGGTGCTCGGCTACCCTCCTCTTCACCACGGCCTTCTAGGGCTGTCCATAGCACCTTCTCACAAGGTAGCATGTGGCTCTTTATCACGAAGTCATATAGCTGGTCCTGGACATTGCCATAGTAGGATTGGTTGCCACCCGAGTAGCTGATGGTCTTGCTAGATCGCTTGCCGTCAACCTCCACGTCGACAGCCTGTTCAGCATAGGTATAGGAGGGGTCCTGGCTCAAGTGAGCCTTGTCAGCCTTCAGTTGTCGCAGGAAGCTATCTCCACCACTTGTCAGGCCCTCGACGGCTGTGAAGCCGATATCCTCCCAGACTGCTGCTGAGGGTGGGATGAGCGGCGATAGTGGGTCATCGGGCTCCTTGGGCCACCATCCCTGACAGGCCAGGTCAATCGTCGAGATGGTGAACTTCGGTCGAGCTATTGGGAACCAGGGGACCACTATCCCCTCGTTGACCAGCGATATGATGGGGTCATACCCCCCACCATCGAGGGTGATGAGCCTGGTGCGCTTGTGGTACTTCTCATAGATGTAGAGCGCTATAAGGCCGACGTTAGAGGTCTTGCGGGTCTTGCTGGCACTGTATATGAGGTCGGCCTTGGGCTTAATATGTAGCATCCTACTTGACTCCTGTGGGCTTGGGTACCCTCAGCGGTCGAGGGCTATTGCGATCTGGCTCGGACTTCAGAGTGTCCTCAAATCTGGGGCGGGCAGGAGGCTGCTCTACTATTTCTGATTCTCCGCTAGCCACAGTACGTACAGCAGAACCATCAGAAGCAGTATCGGTACTATCATCAGTAGCCTCCTCTGGCTGGGGGCTCCACATGACCACCCCACCTCGCATGTAAGCCCCCTTGGCTCCGATGGCCTTGGTACCGTTAATGGGTACAAAGGACTTCTTCAGCACTTCATTGATCCATTCACGGGGCCCGTGCATCTCGATCAGCCGGGTGATGGTTACGAAATTGTTGCTATCACTATCGGCCATCGCTACCCCTCAGCAATCGAGCTAGGTTCAAGCCAGCTAGGCCGAATAATGCCCCGCAGAGGACTATCCCTACCCAGTTAGGGAATAAGGCAAGTTGAAATACTCCAGCTACTGGATAGAGTATAATCTTCATCATCCTGATGTCATCTAGTAGAGCCATTGGACCTCGCTCGCTTGGCCACTGCTCTGGCCATTACCTGCTCCCGGTTGACCTGCCACCTTCTACCTACTCGGCTGGCCAGTAGCCGCCTTGACCTGATCAAGCGGTAGACCTCATCAACGCGCACCCCTAGTTCTATGGCAGCTTCTGAGGGGGTCATGGTGAGGGTCGTGGGCATGGGTGTCTAGTGTATGATTTCCGGGACAAGTTCTAGCCAGGTCCCTGATATGATAACTATCAACCCGACCATGTGATCCTTGCCTTGCAGGACGACCATTCCAGGTGCTCCTGGGACCATCTCTATGGATGTCACATCATTGAACTCTACCAGGACCTTGACTCCATCAGGGGTGTAGGCCTTCATTTGATACTTCATCCTCGTGCCTCCTTGCGAACCTGCATAAGAATCTTACCAAGATGGTTGAGCCCTGCCCCTGCACACTCAGGCCTGCCACAGTTACAATCCCCCCAGAAGTTGTCATGCCAATAGTTGCCCTCACACAGGTCCTCATCTCCAGTATCCAGCAGAAACTCTCTGAGGGTAGGTATGGAGAACTTCTGGCGCACTAGCATTGTCATGAGCGGCAGAGTCTTAGTTCTCCAGTCGGGGCCCCCTACCCCATGCCCCTTCTTCTTGGCACCGCCAGCACTCATGCTGAGAGATGTAAACTGCTCTCGCTCCTCAGGGGGGAACTTGGCTGCCTGATAGGCATGTTCCACTGACGGGTAGAGTATGTTCTCATGGATCACCGGGCTGCCAAAGAAATTGGACAGAAACGTATACCTACCCCTGAAACTGTTGATCATCTCGTCCTCACTTGAACATCCCTACACTGATAATGGGCATACCTACCTGCTTAGGGCGAGGGCCAGGTACTGGAACAGGCTCCACGCTAGCAGGCTCCCTGCCAGGGCTATCCAGATTATCAGAGGGATTATCGCTAGTAAGTGGTCCAAGCGCTGCCTCTTCAAGCTCTGTCTCAGTCGCTGCCACATGCTCTACACCATCCTTCATAGGTCGACCGCAATAGCCACAGTACACATCCTCTGGCTCAGCTACCTGCCCACACTCA